GTTTCGTGCTGTCCCAATCTGCCACTGATGTTGCGCCGTAAGCCATTATTTTTCTCCTTTACGGCTCAAATCCGCCGTCTCGCTCTCAGGCTCCTGGGGTACTTCAGGCTGCCGTTGTAAGTTGTTATACTCATCTCTTGTCATAAAGTTTTCAGGATTGTCAAAAAACCCCTTCTGCATTATCATCGGTATCGGGCCAACCGGAGATCCGCCGAGAAACATCAATGACTCTGGAGGGCATGGCGTTGTCGTGCAGCTGACCGCCAGGGATAGGGCTAATATAATGAACAGTGTTTTCATGCCGTCTCCTCCGCTTCTAAAATATGATTGTAGCCAACGTGTAGGTGACTTTCATGCCATTTGACATAATATTTGCTTCCCAGCCTGGCTTGCAGGGCTTTCATTAGTCCCACGCTGGTTTCGGTTTTAAAATAACGTGTTCGGAGATCAAGTGCGTACCCAGAATAATGCAGAGAGCCAGGAGAATGAGTCCCTTCCGTCCCGCTCGTTACAACGAGATCCTGTCCAAAATCCTGCCACAGCTGATCCGCTGCGATAAGGGCTTTTCTCATTTCCAACTTGTTTGGCATTATAACTCCAGATTTAATCTCCATCTTGTTTTCCAAACATAGATTCATATTCTGCTTCTAATTGTTTCAGCCGTAATTGCAGTTTTCTATATGTATCCTTATCACTCTGGTCAATCCAACGAGAATAATCCGAACCTCCATTACGATCCTCTAATTGCCATATACGTTGAGAGATCTGCATGATTGTATCAGACAAAATCTTCTGTTCCAATCGAACCGCGATAGCTTGCGTATCCGCTTTTGCGCTCATAGCCAGAAAATCAACATATCCACGAGATGCAAAGTAGTTTACTGACCCAACTGTCGCCGCGACCAAAATTGTCAAACTTACAATAGTCTGAATCATGGATTTATTCATGTCATCCTTTCAAACTCCATCCTCCCAAATGAAATACTTTTTGGATCACCGGGAATGATAGCAATATACCTGTCCTTTGATAGCTCGAATGAAAAGGTAAAACTCCGGTGCGCCGAACTCTCGGAATACTGAACCGGGCCTTTTATTTCCTCGACCACCCCTCCGTTCCAATCGATCAACCTGATATCCGGTGGCCTTAGAGACCTGTTTCCGGTTGCTCTGTAATACCACCTGATAGAATATTTTCCGGTTAAGCCAGGATGATACTCAACATGGCCCCTGCCGTGATCAATATACTTAGTGTTATAGACATACCTCTTTGAGCTGCCTGGGAGATACCCAAACGCCACGGCCCCAAACCGTTTAAATTGCGGGTTGTCTTTTGACTCGATGAATTCCGTTGTTTTCTCGTCCCCCGTAAAACCGTCAACCCATATCCTGTGTTTGTCTGACCGACTGGGTCTGTCGGAGTCTGGCTGATCTGGCGGGTAGGTTGGTCCTGGTTTTGCTTTGAGTTTTCCCGGATCTTTGGGCCAGGTGAACCCCTGTTCATAACCCGAACTTATCCAATGCTCAAACGGATGCTTTTTGAAATGCGGTGAAGCTGCCACGCCGGGATTAGCTTTCAAATATGCCGCCTCGTCAAACCACGGTGGTGGTATCTTGATCCATGTTGGCCAGGTCATTATTTATCCTCCCGCGAGGCTAAAAACTTTTCGGCAATCGTTTCAAGTTCTGTTTTAAGGCTCGATGCACAATCTCGGCAAAGAGCATTGGCGTAGTTATAGACAACCACCTTTTGGACGTCTTTGTCTTGTTGACAATTGTTGCATTCAGGCCAGGTCATTTTATCTATTCTCCTTCCATTGATAATATCTGTGTGTATACCAAGCCTTAATTCCAAGCGTCATAACAGCCAGGAACATTCCGAAAGCCATTCCACCCTTCAAAACCTTCCCAAGCAATTCCACAACAGGGTCAATAATCCTCAAAACCAGAGGATCTTGTTTAGCCACTCAAAGCATTAGTTTCCAATCAGCCTTAATCTTGTCCCAGAAACTCCCCCCAGCTTCATAATCCTTATCATGTTGAACACAGCATGGCCCCCAGTTCCCTTCTGGAAATCCAGTACAACCTCTCTTACCAGCTCTTAAATCTTTCATTACGGCACCAAGTCTAGGTCTAAGGTTGGAGCAACATCTGTAGTTTTCTCAACATGCGGATTCACATCAAAGCTATTTTCGTTGCCCATAACGAAAACATTATAGGTACGAGTGCAGCCCATCAGTAGCAGGATACTTACCAAGAGTATCAGTAATTTTTTCATTAAACTGCTCCTTATGTTGCGTACATCACCATATCAGGTGAAAAGTCACGCTGGTTTTCAGCGCCGACCAAGTCCTCCATTAAACCGGCTGCCATCTTAGCCCACGTCTGAATCCTGCCATCTTTCATAATGTACGGTTCTGCTTCCATGAGCGCCATATAAATCAGCAGCTCGGGGTAGCCGTCCGTAATCCAGTTCGTGTCGTCAGACGCCGCCAGCGCCGCCGAGTATTTGTAGAAATTGTGGTAATAAGTGTAATCTTGGTCAGCCGTCGGCCTGAACCATATACTGTCGTCCTCTTCTCGGGGGCAGAAGATTAGCGGCCTCCCGATGTCAATAGTCAGATTCGAACGGGTGTCAAATAGTTCTTTCTCGGTCGCCTTGGTTACCGGATACTTTTGATCCTCCCATATCATATACATGGACCGGGTCGATTTGTAACCTGTAGGGATGTCTATCGTATAAGCGTCCTCGGAAAGGGTGTCGCTCTCGTTCTCCTCCATGCCTATAAAATTAGACACCTTCTCGATTTTCCGCTGGCCGAAATTGACCCACTCGGCTATGTACGTTGTCAGGTCTGACCTGTTGAGGTAATTTGCCACCCGCGTCTTTACCGTCGAATAATCCATGGGTTACTCCAAAAGTTGATAATTATGCAAAGCTGCGCCGCCCTTGAGAAAAGAAAGAATCGTTAAAAAGACCTTCCTCTCTGACGGGTTCATGTATTGAGCGAAATAATACCCTCCCAGGACAACCCCTGCTGTAAACAAAAGAATCTCCTCGTCAGCCGGACTGGACCCCAATATCGGGTTAAGCTCCTGTAAGCCCTGGTCCATTCCTTCCATGGTTGTATAAGCATCGGCCACAGAAGTTACCGCCACGGCACCCAGAAGCGCCTTGTCGGTGGTGTCCCACGGCTGGCGCTTGTACCCCATATAGCCGCATCCTATGGACAGCGAGAGCAGTAAAAGTCCCACAATTCCACAGGAGCGGGCAAAGCTACTCTTTCTTTTCGGGTTCAGCTTTGAGAACATTTTTAGCCTTTTCTGCAATGAGCGTTTTTATTTGAGCTTTTAACCCCACAACCTGCTTCCTAAGTCGGATGACCTGAGCGTGAAGTTGCGCTGAAGCCTGCAACTCCTGGCCCAGCTTGAATTTGTAATCCAGGAAGGATTGGAGTAATTTTTCATCCTGAACTGGCTCCTCCTGCGCCATGACCGGAATACTGAACAAGATTAATACAAGTGCAATTGCGATTAGTTTTTTCATTTAGCCTCCTTAGTTATTGAGTTAATCTGTAGAATGGAAGATAATAAGCCGTTCCTCCAACGTCTATCTCGATCCATCCATCTTGTGCATGAGTTTCAGGGTCAGCATCTGGAGTGTCAGAAGTTGCTATCAACTCCCACACAGGTGCGCCTGCTGTCTGGTCGATTTTAACTGCTGCCGCTGCGGTATTCTCATGGTCTATGTCGATTGAGTGTGCAGAGGCTCCACCCGTTCCATCGTGGTCTAACAATAAGGTGGTTTGTGTGGATGCTGTTCCAGCAGTATCTAAAAAACGAACTAATGGCAGGCTGCCCGCTTCATCAATGAGTCGGCGAACATCTAACGCAATTCCACCAGATGCGTCCGTTTTAAAAATTGCAGCCCTTTTACCGTTAATATCAATACCGTACTGATTTGGTGCTTCTGTGTTAATCGTTATTCCAGCTGCATCATTAGCCACCATGTCAATAGCCAAACCCACAATCGCACTCGCCGGAGTGATATTAACATTACCGGCTCCACTTGCGGTGCCTACTTGGAGCAAAGCATCAAGAATATGAATCTCGTCTGCCGTAGTATCATTGAATACTATCCGTCCTTTAGCGGCTCCTAGGCCAATCGAATCATCGTCTGAAAGCACTATTGATCCGGTAAAAGTTGCCCCCAATGGCGGGTCCGTGCCTGATAAAAAAGCGTGTGACGGGAGAGTAAATGCCAAACAGAAAGCTATTGCGAGCAGTAATCGTTTCATCGTTTTTGCTCCTAAAGAAGGGGAGAGATTTTACCCCTCCCCGGTTAAATGTTTAGTCAGCTGCGCCGCCGTCGACAAACGTACCTGTCTTGTCGAGCTGGTGCCATTCGTTGGCTTCCCGGCAATACAGGGTGATGTAGTCGTCCTCCTGTGCAGCGCCGGCGGAGTCAATCTCCTGGTTTGCGCCAAGAGCCACACCGTCCAGATACATATCGTCGCTGGTGTCGGTTACTGCAATCTGAATAACCTCGCTCGCGTCTGCCTGTACGATGGTGACGTAAGCTCCGGTCGCGCTGTCGCACACGTCAGGCAACTGCACTTCCACCGCAGCTGTCACCAATACAATACCACCACCAAGCTCTGCCGCTGTTAAAACACGCTCGGCTCCGGCAGTTGTTACAATCCGCCTGGCAGACATGCCCAGGTTGACCACTACACCAACGTCTGGAACGTGAGTTAGGGTTACGTCCTGGTCGGCCCCTAAGTTAATTACCGAGGAGTCCTGTAGGAAAATATCGTCAAGCTCCGAGGTTGCAGAACCAATGTCACCCGTTGACAAAAAGTTGCCAACCGAGTCAATTCGTGCCTTTTCAGACGCTGCCTCCGAAACACCAAGCGCAAAAACAATAGACGTGGCGTTGTTGGTCGCGTCAAAGGTTATGTCCGACTCTGCGTAAATGGCAGCCGACACGAGAATCGCGTCAGCCCCGGTTTCAAGGGGAGCCTGGAAGTTAATCCGGCCCAGCTCGTCCCCATCAACCACTGTGAGTTCTGCGGTTGACAGCGTTTCGATTCCGGGTGCCCCTGCATCCCCCTGGACTTCTAGAAGGGTGGCAGGTATTGCCGTATTGATGCCGAGATTTCCAGCTTGGTCGAGTCGCATAACCTCCGCTGCCGTAGCGGTAATGGCGGTTGCGAATACGAGTTCCGTGGCATTATTATCGACGGCAAAGGTATTATCCGCCTCTGCCCAGATCGACGCACCAACGAGAATTGCGTCGGTGCCGCTTACCTCCAAAGGAGCCTGGAAATCGATCTGTCCGAGCTTCCCACCGTCCGCGACTGTCGTGTCAGACGTTTGCAACACGATTACAAAAGGCGCGGTTGTGGACGTTGTTCTCATGGAAACGCCGCTGTCCGCGACGTGTGTGATCAAAACATCCTGATCTGCCCCTAATGCCAAAGCACCGGCATCAGCCAGAAACAAGTCGGACCATTCGGCGGTCGTGGTTCCGAGCGCCGCACCGTCAGCCGCGTCCGGGTTAGCAGCAGTCGCAAAGGTAGTCGTACCAGTGATGGCTATCCCAACGTCCGCCACATGGGTTATGGACATGTCTTGATCAGCGCCTAGTTGAATGACACCGGCGTCCGCCAAGAACAGGTCAGACCATTCGGCGGTTGCGCTGCCGAGCGTTGCCCCATCTGAAGCGTCCGGGCTTGCTGCCGTCGCGAACGTGGTTGTGCCGGTAATGGCAAGGCCGGTGTCCGCAGCGTGAGTTATGGTAATATCTTGATCAGCTCCAAACTGAATTGTCGATGAGTCTGCCAAAAACAGGTCCGCAAACTCCAACGCGGTGGATCCTAGGGCAGCGCCGTCAGCAGCGTCGGGAAAGAAGCCGCCCTCTGCCGCGATAGCGCCGTCAATAGCAGCGATAGCAAACACACCCTGTGCATCAATCCAGATGGTTGCCTCGCTCTGCTCAGTTGCCGTTGCACCCGTCCTGTCGTCGTTGATCTTAATAAGACCAACATCCTCCGTCCCCGCTACTGCCGTCTGGTTAATCGCGATCTCCTCATCTGCCGCATCGAGGGAAATTACAAAGTCCTCGCTGATCGTCAGGGCGGTCGCAATCGTAACGGTGTTCAGTATTGTAGTGCCGGATAGTTCAATGATGGAATCAGTTGCAGACGACAATACGGGATGAGTCCCGTCCAGGTCCAATCGCAGGTCGGTATTGTCGGCACCTCCCCGACCCTGAAAATCGATCATGTCGTCAGTGGAGTTGTCGATCAACTCATTACTCGCACCGACGTCTGTTACGATCATCCACGCATAAGAAGGCACCGCGATAAACAATAACGCAACAGCGATCAGGAGGCTTTTTGTAAATAACTTTCTCATAGTCTTTCTCCTTTTGCTAGAGGTTAGTGTTTAGGTGACGCCGATGTTAACCGCATGGTCGTCTCTAATCATTTTCACTCCATAGATACAGTCGCTTACAACGAGGTCAGACAGATACTCCAGGAGATACTTGCTCTGCACTCTGACGTTTAACTGCATCACGCAGACAAAAGCCTCTTTGTGCGCCATGATAGCCATATTTATACTGTTGTTCGTGTGGACGTTGTTGGTGGTATAGATCGGGATACCGAAGATGGTCCCGAACGTACCTTTCTGGATTTCCGACTTTCGCCCGATATTTTGGACGTAAGTGAAATCTGCGATTGCCAGCAGGTCGCCTTTCGCGCTCGGGGGGACGATAAGAAATCTATCGTCATACGGCACGTCTTGGATGTCCAGCAGTTCGTTGGCTTTCAGAAAGCCTGCCTTGTCCAGAGCCGCGCCGCTGCCTGCACCCTTGGCGAAATCGGTGGCGTCTCCATCGATCCACATATCAGGGGAGGTGGTACTAAGGTCGTCAGCCAGGGCTGCAATATCCGTGTCAATCACCTTGGCCAGGGCGTACCCTGCCTTCGTGGTGTAGCGCGAGCGAATGCCGTACTGCTCCTGGATCTGACCCATATCCTCATAGAGGTGGGAGACTTCCTTGTGCTTGTCCAGGGATATGACGTTGTCGGTCTCTGCTGACGCCACAAGCGTCACGACGGTACTTTCTTGCTTGTCGCTCGCGCTGGAGTTTGAGATAGTCGGCAGGTGGAGGGTGTCCCCCTTCTTGCCCTGGTGGTTGATCCTCCAGTACAATCCGCCGTGTACCAAGTTATTTTCTCTTGCCGTTACAACCTCATCAATCCATAAATCAGGAATGAAAGGTTTGCTCGATGCTGACGTTCCGCCGCTACCTAGCGCGGATGCGTCTACTGCATTGTCTGCCCATGCCATGGTGTTACCTCCATAGTCCGGGCACGCCGCTACTACTTAACTCTGTTGTCCCGGTATGCCCGTATAATTTGGGGCTGCATGGCCTCGTATTTCGCCGGATCGTCCAACCTCAGCTGGATGAGTTCTATCCTGGTAAACTCAGGAAGTCCCGCGTCCTGCTTGTCAGTACCAACGCCAGCGGCTTGAGAGACCATGTGCCGTTTGGTTGCAATTTCCTCTGCAATGGCATTTCGGTCTGGTGGCGTTTGGACTGGAGCTGGAGCGCCCCCATTATCGGGGGGCGTCACAGCTCGGGCTTTAAATTGAGAGATCAGAAACGAGGTTCCATCCGGGTCAACATTAGCTGCATCGATTTGAGACTGAGGCACGTTAGCCTTAGCCCAAGCATGAAACTCTGGCGACCTGGTCACGTCCTGAAAGTCCGAGTGAGCCTCCACGAGACGCTGGTGTCCTGTCTGCTGATTCAGGGTCTGCAAAACCGTGTCAACTGCCCTTTGCTCGATATTCCTCACGACCTGAGCCGGGTGGTCAATCAGCTCCTGCTCCAAGGCCTCATCGGTCATGGGCGGGATTTCGGGCTGCTGTGGTTGTGGTTGACCCTGAGGCTGCTGTGGCTGAAACAAAAGTCTGTCCGTAAGCTTCCGCAGCTCTCCTAATTCTGTTCCCTGTTGTCCAAAACGCTTTTCCAGATTTTCGTACCGTTGCTCCAAACCGACCTTGGGCTCCTGCGTAATCGGCTGGTCGGAGGCTGGCGCAGCCTCTTTCCCGGTTTCCGGTGCTGGTGTGTCCTTCGGATCGATCATCGCTGCCATTGGGTTCGATGTCGGGTGTATCGGCAGGGACAGGTTGTCTAAAACGCTGCCACCAATAGAGTCAGCATCTACGCTGCCATCAATGGTAGCTCGCCTGTCTGCCGGACCCGATGTTTCGGGTTTCCCTGCTGGTTTCGCCATATTTCAAATTCTCCTTTTCTTTGGTTACGGGGCATAAAAAAAGCGGCGAGAATGATGGAGTGACATCACTCTGCCGCTTTTTTAAATCTTTCGTCGCCGTCTGCCTGGCCGGGCGTCTGGCGAACCCCTGATTATTGGTTATTTATATGGTCATGCTGTAGCTTCTCCTGATCCTCTAAGATTTTCACCATGTCTTTAGCCTCAGTCAGTAACGAAATAATGTCTAACAAAGTGAGCGCCTTTCCCTGCACCTTCTTGAAAGTCTCGGTTGTTGCATTTTCCATTTCGACATGGGCGTTCTCACGTTCAAACTCCAGGTATTCAATGAGATTTTTATACCCTTCGCTCCCCTGGTGTTTGGCCACGCCGCGGTATAAGTCTAACATGGTTTTCACTGCGCCGTCCCCCCCTGCTGTCTCATTTCAGGCGGTCTTGCAACGCTTCCGCTGGTTTGCATGGCCTGGGAGTTTACAATCGCTTGCTCCTGGGATATAGGTCTCAAGATGTCGCTGGTTTCTACATCCATCAGCCTCCCGGCCACTTCGATATATTTTTTGAAGTCAATCAGCTGTTGACCCATCGGGCTACTAAGCGCTAGCGTGACGAGCTGTTGCAATTTCGCTATCTTGTTTTCGGCCTGTATGCTCACCGTTCCCTGGGGGATGAAATCGTAATTACCGGACAATGTCTCCGGGGTGATGTTAGACAGGCTCTGGATGTCTCCCTGTGGACCGACTACCTGTATGATTTCAGGCACGTCCAAGAACTGAATGACCATCTTGTAATACCATTTCAAGATCGGCTTGACGGCCGTTCTCTCGATGTGGCTCACCAGGGCTCTGATTCTGACGGACTGCTGCTGTTGGAGGTAGGCGCTCTCTGTCGCGCTCATCTCGCCTCTTTTGACCGGCATACCTCCCATGCCCCTGGAGATGCCCGGCGCGTCCTGGATGTACCGTTCATATTCCGCAGCATCCCGATAACTCCCGCTGGTCACGTCCCGCACTTCGAACTGTTTAATGGTTTTGTCCACGTCGTCATTTGTGAAAAAGGTTTTACCTGGAAACAGGGACATGCTTTGGCCTGGAACCATGCGCTTTAGGTTCATGGCAAACATGGTATTAATGGCCATGGCCTTGTTGTCTATTCTGCTGCGTACCGTCGCGTCTAAGGCTCTCTGCGGGCCGGTTGTGATCTCCGGGATCCCTAAGCCGTAAAACTCGTCAGGGATCTTCTGAAAGCACGAGGCGACGAAAGGCCGCTCTTTTGTGATAAAAGGAGTGGAGATTAGCTTGAGAGTCGTTTGATCCGGGCCGACGATTGAAAACACCTCCGCACCGTCGTCGCCGATCTCTCCCTTAAAACCTGATTTCTGGAGGGTTTTCTTATCTGCCCAGCCCCACCACTCCAGGGTCATGTGTCGGTTCTTCTCTGTAGCGGCTGGCACGATGCCGCCCATGGACAGCCTGTTTCGGATACCGCCCATGTTGGCAGACTCGGGAGGCGGGGTTGTCGGTCGTGATAACAGCCTCTTAACCCCGGATATTGACCCTGCCTGCTCCATGCGCCACAGCTTCTCGACCCTGGGAAACGCTCTCACTATCACCCCCTCAGCGTCGGGGATGCTCATGGCGGCCGGGTCAATAAAGAAATTATACAGCGGGACGTATGAGAATTTTGGCCTGTTAACCGATTTCGTGATGGATACGGGCTCCATGCGTTCGCCAACCTCATGGCGGGTCTCGTTGCCCTCTGAATCGATCTCTCGCAGGACCTGGGGAACCCGCTCGGTAATAACTCTCTGCTGTTGGGTCGTTTCGATCTCCACGCGACCGATTCCGGTACCGGCGTAACAAAGTTCCAGGACGAAATCGGAGAATTTCTGCACGAAGTTTTCACGCTCAAACAGGAATTTTAGGTAAAAAGTCAAGGTGTCGGCTGGAACATAGTCCCTGGGCTCTCTGCCTGTGATCAAAAACCATGGGTCACGGCCAAAGAGGGTCATCATTAGCGCGTCGTGAGCCGTGTCAACGGCGGCTTTTGTCGCCGGCATCTTAACCTGGGACCTCTCAGACTTCCTCGTCTTGTCCTCAGCCGACTCCATGCAGCGCCACTGGCGGTAATAATCGTCCCAACTCTCGCGCTTTTTAGACCTGGCAGCTCTCCAGGCAGAATACCGCTCGTGGACGAACCCGGCAAAATAATCTATTTTTCTGGTCATTTTTTAAGCCAATCGACGGACACGCGCTTGCCAACCAGGTGCTGACATTGTCGACATTTCTCCTGGTGGTGAGGGCAGAATCCCATCTTCCATTCGTATTCACGGTAAGGCATTGTTTTCACTCTTGAATTCCTTCTTGAATTCCTTGATTTTTTCGGCATAGCATCCACCTTTTGCTTTGGTTTTTTATCGCGTCCAGCGAGAGTGCTCGCGCCTATTGCGTTGTCGGCCCAGGCTGTCATATCTTCTCCATTTCAGCCAGGGAGCCTCCCAAAATCGGGGCTGGCATCTCGGCAGACATCTTCATAAACAGGTCCGCCCCAGGCGTCATAACCTTTTGCACCAGCAGGTACTCCTCCCCGTTGGCGTCACGATAGACATTCGCGTATTTTCCCAACGATTCTGCGTATTCTTTGACTGTCATTTCTGCCTCTCAAGGTAATTATGGGCCTCCTGCAACTTAAAGCTGTGGGTTTTGCCATCGGCGTCCTTAATTCTGATCCTGCGTGATTCCCTCGAGAGATTTTTGCGCTCAAATATCTCGTGAGCCCTCGCCAGGTCGCTCGGATGTAGTTTGTCTTTGTCTTCGGTCATAGTTTCTCCCCGCAACTCGGGCAGTAAATAAAAGGGACGTCACAGTGTCCGCCATGAACCAGATCACCGCGACTTAACCATCCCGTTGTATGCTTACACTCCGGCTCTTTCTTCGCCTCTAATTCATCCAAACGGCGCTCGATGTCTAAAATTTGCGCGAACAGATTACTACCTATCTCCGTAACACGCTCACTTAAAACGTCAACCTTGCTCATCTCAATACCCCGCCACAGCGTCCATGGGCTGATACCCCTGATTCATCTGGTCTATCATGCCCCGAAATTGAGCCGTCTGCCGATATTCAGCAGGCAGCAGCAGTAAACGCCTGAGATTCTCCAGCATGTGATCGTCCTTAGACCGGGGCTTCTGCTTCGCCGTGCGCTCCTTAGCCGCCCCTCTCCGCCAGTCGTCCCAGATGTAATGCCCAAACTCGTAAATCGTCCTCTCACAATGCGGGAAAACAAACAGGCTCGGCATCCGGTTTATGCCCATCAGGGCTTCCTGAACCACCCGAACACCAGAATCCAGGTCCTTAGAACCCGTCTCCAACAAAATCTCGTGAGCAAACAGCAGATCGGAAATAATGTCATAAGTCGTTCTCCCCCGGTGTGGATCACCCTTGCTAAGAGCATCGATTAAAACCGTGTCAAGCGCGTGTTCCCGGTGCCAGGCAATCACCCAACTGGCGATGTCCTCAGCCGTCCCGTGAGTAAAAATCTCGTCCACAACGTACATGATGTTTCGCTTATCAATAGCCACCAGGCTTAAGGCGTGGGGGGTTCTGGGGTGAAAGTCGATCGCCGCGTAATATGTCAGGTTGTGCGACAATTCGAACGGCTTCATCACGTGAGACCCCCTGTCAAATTCCTTGTAAACCAACCCCTGAAGGTGCAGCCACTTACCATGAATCCGCGCCTCCCGCTCATCCTCAGACAGGCTCGCCTCAAACTTGTCAATCGCGTCAGGCGGTAAATGCTCGTTGTCCCGGATGTCAACGTGAACGCTCAGAACGTCCTCGCTGGGGTTCATCACGATCTCGTCATAGATCCACGGTTCTTTGAGCGGCGTGAGAGACATGAGGAAAATCCCATCATAATCAACCAAACCGCGACGGCAGGCGATATATTTGTCACGCGGCGGAGGTTCGTCCATAGCCACAAAATGACCCGACCAGCCCTCCACCATGTCCGTTTTCTGCTCATACGTCATAATCTCCAAGGTCGAACCGTTACGAAACTCCCACCAGTATTTCACCCCCTGGTTGTTCTTCTTCGTCCGTGACACCTCCTCCATCGGAAACGTCTCGATAATAATCGGCATCAACACCGCGTTTACATGATGCTGCCAATCCTCTCCGAGCAACCGACCCCTTACAGGCGCTTTAAAAGGCATCTCCCTCCCGCTCCAGGGCTCTAACCCCAACAGCAAGCAGCAAATCTGATGAATCAACCAGTTGCTCTTGCCACTCCGGTTTCCGCCCTGAAATAAAACACCCTTACGGCCATCATGAACCCCGTCAAACGCCTTCTGCTGCTTCTCGTGAGGCTCATAACCTAAGATACCAAGCTCGTTCTTCAAGAGACTCATAAGCTCGTCTGAGGCGGCTATGGAGGTGTTAAGCTCGGCCATACGCACTTCCCGGGGGGCTAATTTTCTCGACCGAAATATCCTCGATCTCGCCATCATCGTCCTTGGTCACAATTATACCGTATTGAGGGGATCTATACCCCTCAGCAACCTCCTCAAAAAATGGGCTATATGCCTCGAATCTGGAACGACCAACATCAAATAAATGCCGCACTTCCAAGGGCACTATTCTGAGACGCGAAAAAACTTCCTCAACCTCAGAAAAATCGGCCTTGAAATCGATCTCAAAATAACCAAGGCGTCTGGGCAAATTTTTAAACATGGGAAACCTCCTTTAGGTCTCGTTGGTGAAAAAAATCTTGGATGGTAGATGATTCATAGGTGATCTCCAGGTCCCAGTTCCCCCCTCCGAGACCCCCCCTGGTCCATGTCCCTGGAATTACTCATCTTTCTCAGCCTCAGCCTGCTCTCTCAACTGTTGCCGATACCGAAGCTCGTTCACATAGATCTGAATCGTGCTCGGTCCGGTCTCGTTGCCAAAGCCAGCGATCTTGATGTGAAGTTCGCAAAGAGCGGAGCCTGCTCGAATCTGGTTTGAGGTGTCAGGAATATGGGTGAGCTTGCTCTTCTTTCTGGATGAGTCGATAAACGGCTTGTCGGCGGTGCAGCCTCTCACGAGAGCGTCAATCCCTATCATGGGGTCAACTTGGTTCAGGCAAGCTTCAAATGTGGAGCTGGTGGCAACATCTCCGCTGGCCTTGAACTTGGCAGCGAGGTCTTTTCGGATGGCTTTGTCGTTTTGTGGGGAAACGATGTCCATGGCCTGCCCGTAACCTGTTGATATTCCTCCTGTCAACCGAATTTGTCTCATAATTGAGACAACCTTTTCAAATCCTCTTGGAATAGCCAACACCAAAATCCTCACTACCGAGGGAGCGGACCAGCCCCAAATATCTCACTCGTCCCACTTCTAAGCCTCCGTGAGAGGACTTAGCGCCTTGCCCTATGTCCTTGTATGGCTCGAACACATTGAATCGCTTAGATCGACCCATAACCAAAAGTTATCAATCAGCCGAAGCCGCAATCTTTTTTTATTATTTGTCTTGACAACATTCTAAATCGTGCTAAGGTTGAGTCATGGCACGGAAAAGACACATAAACGAACAAACCAAGAAGGGGGAATCATGGAATTCAAAATCAAGTTCAACATGGACAATGCGGCGTTTAAAGAGGGAACGGCCGAAGAGTCTGCCGAGGTCGAGAGCATTTTAACAGAAATCTCGAGCCTGTTTCTGGCGGGTCGGACATCCGGCAGTATTTTAGATTCAAACGGCAACGATGTGGGAGAATGGGAGGTGACATATCGAACGCGTGTCACCTTTGCACGAGGTTGTATCGTCAAGGTACATGACGTATCCAGGCGAATACTGGGAGAAGAGACTTGACGACAACGTGATGGTGCAAAGGTGACACGCGGCGGCAAAAGACCAGGATCAGGACGACCGACCGGGACCGACAACCGGCAAATGGTATCGGTCAGGCTCCCCGGGTGGATTGCCAAGTGGTTGAAGCGGCAGCCCGGGAGTCAATCAAGAATAATCGAGAAAGCCCTGATCAGACTTGGGGCCAGGAAGGGGGAGAGATGAAAGAGCTAAAAGACTCTTGGCCACTCCTGAGAAAATTTCCCTCTGAAGACTCTCAAAGTTAAACCGCCGGAAACCTAAACCGCCATTTGTGTTTCCGAATCGTCCTTTAGTAGAGAGCGAAAAAAAAATGAGAGGGCGACTAAAAAACGAGAGGAGAAAAAAATGGTCACAAAGCTTCTGCTGGCCAGGTACCTCAAAGGAATAAACTTGATTGAAATAGAGCAGGTTACAGGTATCTCACTCGACCGGCTGATTGAAATAGATAACGGGATTGAAATCGATAGCAGGTTTGAAGCATCTGACAAGGAAAAAAAAGCGATTGCAAAGGCCCTTGGAT